CTTGTAGACATTGTAGCCACTGTCCCATAAGTAAGTTATAGCATAATGTTCTGCTATGTCTCCAATTCTATTAGGGTCTGTTGGTGGTTCTGATAACTCTAGTTCAGCTTGTTCAATGTGTTTCACTCCAATTGTCTCCTATGGTGTACTCCCCGTCCAAAGGACAGCTAAGATTAAACACTGAAGCAGTTTCTTTTATTGCCTCTACTGCAAGTTCTCCTACCTTCTCGGCATCCTTCTCAAGTACCTCGATCTGCCATTCATCATGTACATTGGCAACGTACCTAGCATTAAGGCCATGCCACTTGATAGATTCATCAAGGATAAGGAGGGCCTGTTTCATGACTAATGCACCAGCACTTTGTAAAAGTGTATTAAGTGCAGAGTGTTCAGACCTGACAAATATCTTACGTCCATCTAATCCTTTGAGAAATCCTCGTTGCGAAGCCGTTGACACTCTTTCTCTAAGAGATTTAAATGATGGGAGATTATCAAAGAAATGTTTCCTAAGTTCTTTCCCACTGCCTGCGCTTCCACCAACCACTGTTCCAAGCTTTCTATCTCCTGCTCCGTATAAGAGTGCGTAAATGAATGTCTTCGCCTGATCTCTTGATTGAAGTCCCGCAATTTTTTGATTAGTGGAGTGTATGTCTCCGTTAATGATTTCATTTATATAATTTTCATCCTTCATGTAGTGTGCGAGCATCCGTAGTTCAAGCTGGCTTGCATCAATACCTACCAGCTTATGACCAGGAGGTACTATCCAACACTCTCTGCACTCTTTACCATACGGAGATGCCGTACTTGGTACTTGTGCCATGTTAGGCTGCTGGTGTGTCATGCGCCCGGTAATAGTACCATTAGATATAACAGATCCATGTACTCTACCGTCATCTTGAACACATTCTAGCCATCCCTTCTTACCACCTATCTGCGCCACTCTCTTCTGTAGAAGCATGTACTCTGCGATGAGACCCGCCACAGGTATGTCCTCAATTCCTAGCAGGACTTGCTCATCGACAGTTGGTCTACCATTGGGGGTAAAATTATCAGGCTTCCACCCGAGCTCTTGTAGTCTCTCGCTTATCTGTGGCCTTGAGCTAAGATTAAACTCGGTAATCATGTACCTACTAATAGGTCTGTGTGTTAGGGTAGATAGTTCCTGGTATTCCTCATCAGTCAATCTAACTCCTTTATCCTCTAAAGTTTTAGCAGTCTTAGCAAGTGCTCCCGTCTTGGTGAATTGTGCATACAGTTTTACTTCTGTAACTCTAGGTTTGAAGATAGTTTGGACCTCTCTCTTAATGTTCTCCATCTTCTCTTCGAGTCTTGCTTTAAGTATCTCGGCACTGACATTATCAAAGAGGAACCCATTCCTTCGCTGCTCATAGAGAATCCTAGATACTCCACTCTCTAGTGCTACCGATTCCTTAGAGAATCCTCTTCCCTCTTCTCTAAGTGCATGATAAACTTTCTCATTAAGCTCGACATCGCCTATACAATACTCAAGCATCTCCCCCGAGTAACGGTCAAACATTTCAAAGTCTATCTTAGCCATGCCCAACCTAGAACCCCATGCAGCAAGGGAGTGTCCTCCATCACGGGTAGGGTTAAAGAGTCTGGACAGAGTATGGGTATCTACAATACTAACGCCCTCTCTACCAAGCTTGACATCCATAAGCTCTTCAATAACAGGTATATCAAAGCCTATTATGTTATGTCCAACAAGGTAGTCTGCCCTCTGGAGGAATGCAATTCCCTCTTCTATTGACTCCGGTCCGAAGGTGTAGATATGTTTAGTGTCTATATCTTTTGCAACAAGACACCATATCTTTTCGACATTCGGAGGCAGATCATTTGTCTCGATGTCAAAGACTAGTCTAGTCATTTTAATTGAACTCCAGTGGAACATCCTCTTCTAAAAAGGAGTGCGATATATCTCCTGTATCAACCTCACTCAATCTACCAGTCTCTCTATCATATAGTAGCGAGGTAGCTAAACCAACATCTCCAGTATATCTTGACTTCAATACCCTGACCTTGGTTGTGTTAGCTTCTTCCCTATCATCAGACTGTTGATTCCTTTCTAGGGAAATAACACAGTCAGACAGTTGTGCTATGCTCTGGGAGCCTCTGAGATGGCTCAGGCTTGTCTCTATGCCATTCTCATGACCTTTATTACCGTCTACCCTGCGGAGATGTGATACCAGTATCAGACCTGCTCCCGTTTCTTCAACAAGACATCTGAAGCGTGTCATGATATTGTCTATGGCGCGTCTCTCGTCTCCTTCTGCGAGTGAAGAGACTATCATATGGAGGTGATCTACAACTATCCACTTGCAGTTACAACCGACAATCATAAATCTTAGCTTTGAGAATATCTCATCTATCTCATTGGTTCCGAAGTGGGCATGAATCCATACCCTATCTTCATTATCTCCAGTATAGAGGATATCAAAGTATCTATCCCACTCTTCCTCCGAGAAGGTTTCTCTTATTTGATCTATGTAAAGCTTCGCATTAGCTTCAATAGACATGATACCATCAAAGGTTCTCTCCTTGCTCTCTTCCAAGGATATAATCCCAATGTTATCTTCTGTTGTTTTTATAATCCAGTGTTCGAGCTCTCGTGTAACAGAAGATTTACCCAACCCAGTACCTCCAGTGAGGGTTACGAGTTCACCTTGTCTGAGTCCGTACAGTTTCCTGTTCAGACCCTCCCAAGGATAGGGTATACAGTCCTTCTTCTCACGCTTCTTAAACACTTCCCTGTTATCGGATACGTTGATGACGCCTGAAGGCGTGTACACCTTGGCATCCCAAAAAGCCCTAGTAAATTTCTCTCGCTGGTTCTTGCGGAGCATTTCATTAGGGTCTTTGAATCCCTCTGGGAGGGTAAGAATCTTGGCAGAGCCAGGTCTTAGGAGTCTTGCTACTTTTCTAGCCGCTTCTCTACCTGGTTTATCATTATCAAATGCAATCACAACAGTGTCAAAGCTCTCCAGAAATTCCAGAGATTCCTTAACATCATTGGTTGCACCCGCTGCTCCAGATTTAATGGATACCACAGGCCACTTACTGCCTAGCAGTTCGTAAGCAGCCATAGCATCACACTCTCCCTCCGTGAGGGTTATGTACTTACCCTTCTTAGGGGCAATCTGTTCACCAAATAAACCATTGTTTGAAGAGTACCCCTTCCATGTGAAATGCTTATCACTTACATAGCGTACCTTAACTGCTGTTATTTCATTAGCGGTAAAGTACGGGTAGAAGTGTTGGGTTGGGTATCCCTTAGAATCAACGGCTATCTTGACACTATACCTCTTGGCAGTTGCTTCAGATATGCCCCTATCTAGGAGGGGTCCATATATTCCTGCCATTGAGGAATTGTCTGGTGGTCTAGTTTTATTTTGATTATCTGTTCTGACATTTTCTGCTGTTTTTATCAAGCTTTCAATCTCTCCTTCATATTCCTTTCGGATATCTTTGGTGTATTTCTTACAACTAAAGCAGTAAGATGACCAGTTCTCATCTATTGAGAAGCATCCACGATGCTCGCAGTAGGGGCAGGATAGATGTGTATACTTCAGATTGTTGTCACTAATCTTCTTCCTCCTGTTCTTCCTTGGTTTCTATGATGGCCTCTTCTTTCAGGGCATTCTGTACCAATGTATTAAATTGTACTCCCGCTGCCTGAAGAACAGAAAGCCTCTTGTTTAATCCTTGGACCTCGGCATTGACTTCTACGAGAAGTGCGAATGCTTGCTGCGCCTCTTGCTCTAATGCTCGAACATCATAGGTCGATTCTTCAGTTCTATAAACCCATGTGGGTGCTTCCTCTTGGGCCACTGCCTCTTCCTTATCTGCCATATTAAAACTCCAACGTTGTTGCTGATCCGTTACTTGTCTCACCATATTCTATCAGGTTAAGTACCTGTACTGCTACTGGTTCGGCACGTAACACCATGTTTCCTGACCCCCTCATGGGGTACTCTCTGTGTGACCACTGAACCTTAACTCTGCTACCATTACCTAACGCAACATCGATATCTTCATTGTCGCTGTTGACCAGGCGTGGTGATGGGTTAGGGGTGCCGTCCTTTGAGTGGGCAAACTTCTGAAAGACCACTACTGGATCAGGGGAGAAGTCCTTCGTTCCTGCTGCATGACAGCCAAAGTAGCCAGCATCGCTAAAGAGTTGAAAGACATCATCCGATACAGCCAGGTTGAGTTCATATTTCTGTGGTTCAAATCGAGTATTGGGAACAAGGATGTGCGCCCAATAAGCAGTACCTTCCACAACAGAAGGTATACCATTAATTTCTCTCA